ACATCCGGTCAACGGTATTGATACGCAGGATGGTACCTATGCCAATCGCCCTGCCGTACTCGGTGCAGGCGAGCCCTGGTTCCTTATTGATGATACCCGTCCTATTCAACCGATCATCTTCCAGGAGCGAGAAGACTACCACTTTGTATCGCAGACCGATCCGCAGTCTGAGGGTGTATTCAAACGCAAAGAGTTTCTATATGGCGTAGAAGCACGTGTGACTGTTGGCTATGGCCTGCCTCAACTGATCTACGGATCTCGTGAGCCTCTGACAGCAGCAGCCTATGAAGCGGCGCGCCTGGCACTATCCAGTCAGAAACGCGTGGATGGCAAATCACCGCTCGGCATCAACGGTACCAAGTTAATTGTCGGTGAAGGTAATTTCAAAGCCGCCAACATCATTATCAACAACGAACGCGATGCCAATGGTGCTACCAACCCCTGGGTAGGTACTGCCAATGTTGAAAAGATCGATCATCTGACCGGTGCATGATTGCTAGGGCGGGAGTAATCCCGCCCTGGCTCCACCTAAACAAACCAACGAACAGGAGAAATGAGTATGGCAATTAAAATTAAAATCAAACCGGCCAACGGTCTGTCTCTGCCAAAAATTGGGCATTACCCCCAGGGTGAACACACCGTGGATCTGACTGCAGCTGATCTGAAAGGCGCTAAAGGTGTGACAATCGTTAAGGCCAAAGCAACTAATTAACAAACAGAAGCAATAGGAGTGAATGGGCGAGGCATATGCCCCGCCCATTTTTTAACCAGAACCATCACACCAACGGAGGTATAATCAGTGTACTCAACTTATGCAGATCTGATCAAAGCTCATGATGAGCAATACCTGATTCAACTCTCTGATGATAACAATGATGGCATCGCAGATACGGCCATCATTGATGAGGCTATTGCCAAAGCTGATGCTGAAATCAACGCACGTATATCCAATCGCTATGCCGTTCCAATGAATCCGATACCGGCCCTGGCTACGCAATTATCTATCACACTGGCTATAAGCAACTTATACAGCCATCGCGGCATGGATAAGCCAGACACAGTTAAAGACGATGCTGCAGCTGCAATCAAGTTGCTTGATCGTATTGGTGATGGCAGGGCCACATGGGGCGAAGCAACAGAACCAGCCGCTGATACAGCGACACTGGATGTGCGTATGACCAGTCAAACCCGTGTATTCAACCGCAACAATATGCGAGGCTATTAATGGCTTTTGAGGTATTGCAGCTCAGCCTCATTGTAGCGCGTCTCAATGACCAGGTGAGCGCATTCAAATCTATTGAAGGTGCCCTGGACTTTGAGAAACAACTCAAAAGCGGCGTAAGGAAAGCACCTGCCGGTTTTGTCATGCCACTCAAAGAAGACGCTGCGGGTAATCGCATTGCGGCCAATGCGGTGCGTCAGAAAATCACGGATCGCTTTGCTATCGTCTATGCAGTTAAAAATCTAAGTGATGCAACCGGTGCCGCAGGCATTGATGGCGGGTTGCGGGATCTGCGTATGGCCACAAAAACAGCTCTGGTCGGATGGGTTCCGGGCGCAGGGTTCAATATTTGCACAGAAGATGGTGGATCTCTGATTGCTATCGAAAACGGAACCATCTGGTGGAGAGATCGTTTTATCACCAGCCACAACAATTCAACGGTTTAATAGGAACAAGGGTCGGCGCTCCCGACCCGCGATAGATCAGGAGGTATATGTAATGGGACGTAAAGGCGGAAGCTGCAGCATCAATGAGCGCGGCGAAAAATCAAATATTGAAGCCACCAAAGAAGTGGGAGCCAAAGAGCGCCATGCTAAAAAAATGAAAGCGCGTGCAGCTGATGCCGGGAAACAAGCGGCTGCAACCAAAAAAACAGATGCGGAGGTGAAAAATGCCTGAAGTCTATAATGCCAAGAAGATGATCGTGCTATTGGCGCTTGAATCCACATATGGAGTGGATGCATTGCCAACTGCTGTAGCCAACGCTTTACAGTTTGAAAATACGACGTTTACACCAATGACCGCAGATGAGCTTAAGCGCGAATGGATTCGTGCCGGTTATGGAGAGTTCCCAACTGACCTGGTCAATATGGGCGCAAGCTTATCCGGAGAGCTGGTTCTCGCTGGTGGCGGAGGTCTTGGTAATATTCCTTATTATGACGATTTGATGCGCTGCGTTGGGTTTGCCAGTCAGAACACGCCCGGTGTTGATCATAAGTACAAACTGATCTCAGAAGGTTTTGAATCCGCATCGATGTATGTGCATCGCGGTTCAAGCGCCAGTGGTATGGTACATAAGCTGTTGGGTACACGCGGCAAATGGACATCTCTGAAGATCGATGCCAATGGTTATCTGCGTATTGGTGTGGAGCTGCTTAGTCTATATGCATCACCGGTTGCATCAGTCATGCCTGCCAATGTGAACTATGGTCACGCCAATATGGCCGCAGCACTTGTGGTCAATGATGCCAATGCGGATTTCACTCTGGATAGCTATCCAGCAGTTCTACACAGCCTGGAGCTATCATCCGGTATGAATGTGAAGAAACGTGACCTCATCAATGATAATTCGGTGCGCAGCTCTGGCCGTGCTGTCACAGGCTCTGTGGTGATTGATGAGCCACCACTGGCCAGCAAGAACTTTTGGACGTTGGTCGAAAGCCGCTCAAAAGTCCCTATGCAACTGATAGTTGGTGTGGCTGCAGGTGAAGTAGTGCAGCTCGATTCAGCCTTAACACAGCTGGGCAAGATTGAGCTCGGTGATGCCGATGGTGATTCCACCATGAGCCTGCCTGTTGCCTGCCTGCCATCTGATGAAGGTGATGATAATGACATCATCATCACAGTGAAATAAAGGGGGGATTGATATGTTCAGAATTAAAAATGTGAATGAAGTCTGGTGGCCGGTGAATGTGCCGGTACCAGCCAATGGTGGTGAGTCGACCGCTCATAAGATTGAGCTGCTGTTTCAGGTTCCTACTCAGGCCGATATTGATGAAGCGATGGAGATGGGCAAAGGCGGACAGATCTTTGCACAGAAAAAAGCCATCCGCGACTGGAAAGAGATCGGTGACGAACAAGGTAAAGTGATCACCTTCAATGAAGAGACATTAGATCAGCTGCTCAATATGCCTTACTTGAGACAGTCCGCATATGAAGCCCTGCTTGATTGTGCAACAGGCGGCGCGATCTCAAAAAACTGATTGAGGCTGCCAGGCATTGGGCGCAAAGCCTGAGTGGTGGCCACAAGGGTGAAGATCAACGTGTTGCTGATCTGCAGGCATTCGGAGCACCGGATGATGTGGTAGGCAACATCAAAGCAACGCAGGCCAGGCATGATGAAGCATTCTATATCTTGCCAGAAAACTGGGATGTGATTCTGGTCTGGATGCAGATGCAAACGCAGTGGCGCAGAGCCGGTGCAACAGGGTTAATGACAGGGCTTGATTACTGCGTCCTGGATATCGTCACAAAGGCACTCTCTATCGATCTTGATGCAGTGCTTCTGAACAAGCTGCAACGCATGGAATTTGCAGCAATGGAGGAGTTGGCTAAGACATGACAAACGGCAAAGACATTGTTGTTGGTATTCGCTTAACAGCCGATGGCGATCAGCTGGTCGGCGAAGTCAAACTATCCAAAAAAGAGATCGATGCACTCGGTAACAGTGTTCAGCGCACCGATAGAAAGACCGGAAAATTTGCCGAAACCGCCAAAACCGCTGCACGCAATGTTGCCACGCTGACTGCCGCTGCTGCAGGTGCAGCGGCTGCTTACTCAATAAAGAAGACCGCTGACTTTGAAAAAGCCATCTCGGATCTCTCAGCCATTACCGGAGCAACCGGTGATCAGCTCAAATATCTGACCATTCAGGCTCAGGAGTTTGGAGCCAGTACCACCATGTCAGCTTCGCAGGCTGCCGAGGCATTCAAGCTGGTAGCATCAGCCAAGCCGGATCTACTCGACAATGCCGCAGCGCTTTCTGCCGTGACCAGGGAAACCATCGTACTGGCTGAAGCTGCCGGTATCACCTTGCCGGAATCAGCTAGAGCTCTCGGTGCATCACTCAATCAGTTCAATGCCGATGCAGATCAATCCACCCGCTTTATCAATGTATTAGCTGCTGGAGCCAAATTCGGCGCATCTGAGATATCCGAAACAGCCCAGGCCTTGAAAGAGTCCGGAACTGTTGCTGCCAGCGCCAATATTAGTTTTGAAGCTACCAATGCCCTGCTGCAAGTTCTCGCAGGCAATGCGATCAAAGGGTCGCAAGCGGGAACAGGTCTGCGTGGTGTGATTCTTAAACTTCAGAATCAGGCTAATGATGGATTTAACCCTGCCATTGTAGGCATCAATACGGCCCTGCAGAATCTACAGGATGCCCATCTATCCACTTCCGAAAAAATGAAGTTGTTCGGCCTGGAAGGCATCACATCTGCTGAAATCCTGATCAAGAATGCAGATGCAGTTGAAACACTGACGGGTAAGCTAACTGGTACAAGTACGGCCTATGAGCAGGCCAGCACGCGAACGGACAATCTGCATGGTGATTGGGATAAGTTAACTTCAGTTACTGAAGGCCTGGCTCTGGCTATTGGGGATGTACTACTTCCAGCGGTACGTGGAATTACACAAGAATTAACAGACACTATTGATCACTGGCGCATCTATTTCAATGTCATCTCCAATGCTGATGATCAGTTAGCACTATCTGTGCAGATCACGGATCTACGAGAACGACTGCAGGATCTGAATGAAAATGGCCTGGTGTTGTCCGGTGAGTGGTTGAGCTTCTCCAGTTCCGAAGCCGCGGTTGCCGGTTTAACGCGTGAGATTGATGGTCTAGTAAAGCGTCGGCAAAAGCTCCTCACGATTCCTGATAAACCTGCGGGCAATGCCGGTGGAAATGGTGGCGGGAATAAAGGTGATAACACCGGCACCACTCCTCACCTGCCAGGAAGTACTGCATCCGATACGGTATTAAAAGATGCTGCAGCGCTTACTGAGCAGATGGATACAGCTTTTCTGGATATGGGTGAGCGCACTGCCCAACGCTATCAGCAGATGTACGATAAGCTGGTGGGCAAAGGCGCTGCTGGCACCCAGGCGCTTGAGGGGCTTACCACCGCTTATAGCTCTTGGTTAGATGAGCAGTGGACTGCCAACGATGAAAAAGAATTGATCCGCCAGACTGCGCAGGATGAACGTGTTATCAGCCTGCAACAATCCAAATTCGAACGCCTGGCTGCGATGGCCAGTGATGTTGGGGCCACGGAAGAAGAGCGTGAAATCAATCGCTATGACCGTCAGGTAGAGCAGATCCTGCTGGAGGAAGAGCAGCTACGCACAGCTCTTGGTGATCGATTTAATTTGGAAGAAGAGTTTCGACAGGCCAAAGAGCAGGCCTTGCTTGTTCATGAAAATAACATTCAAAACATCGAAAAGAAATCGCAAACCGCCCAGAAAAAGCTATGGGATAGTGGCCTGAAAGGTAAAGCTGAAGTGATGGGTCAGGTATTGAGCGGCATGGCCAGCATGATGCAGAGCGGTAGCCGTCGTATGTTTGAGATTGGTAAGGTGGCGGCGATATCTGAAGCCGTTGTTACTGGTGCCAAAACTATTTTATCTTCAATGGCATGGGGTGCTGACGTTGGAGGCCCCATTGGTGCCGCCGTAGCCGGCGCTGCTGCGGCCATCCCGGTTGGTATCCAGATTGCCAAAATATCCAGTGCCAAGTTTGGTGGTGGTGCAGCCTCTAGTAGTGCCCCGTCTGTATCTGTCGGTGGTGCATCCTTCGAGTCAGGAGGCAGTGGTCAGCAATCGACTGCAGTTCAACCATTCTACGCCACTGAATCATCACAGAGTCAGCAGCCAACAGTAGTCAACAACAATTACTGGAATGGCGTATTTGTTGATCGCCAGGAATTCAGCCGTGGCATGAGAGAGGATATTTACAACGCCGATTTGAATGGTGAAGAGCTTGCATTAAGTCCTTATGGTCGTACAGCTCAGGAAATAAGGGACGCGGCCTGATGCGCGGGTTGATTCAATATTCCACGCCGTTTGATGTACCTGCAATCTCACCATACGACATGCGGGGCGCTTATCCCCCGGGAGTGTCTCCGTGGCAGAGCGTGATCGCTGCTGGCCAGCTGCAGAGCATCTACCTGCCATTCTACAAGGTACAGAATGAGAAGCCGATCGCTTCCGGGTCACTGTCAAAATCAAAGACAGGTATTTTTCAGGGGCAGTTCGCCGGGCTCTATTATGAGCATCGTATATCTGTTACTGAAATCAAAGAAATTCGGAAGACAGGCATCGTCAATATGTATGATGTTTATAAGAAGCTGAATGAAGCCTGTGCCCGGCATGTGCCGATCGCCTTTTTCAAGGACGCCGATAATTTCCCGACTGAATTCATCTACGGCATGGTTGAGAAAGTGCTCGAACCCAAGCGGGTTGGCAGTACGACAAAGTGGACGTTTACATTTGTGCTGCTGCAAATGTCTGATGTTCAGATTCCTGCCGTTCCTGCTTTCGTGCCGGTCTAGTCATGTCGATTCTGCAGCTTCCACCGCATCTGGCCACAGCCATGAAGGCTACCAATCGCTATCCCGTTTGGGTTGTCGAAATAATGTTCAACAAGGGCAATCATGGCGTTGATGGCGTCAATGATGTCTATTTCGGCAGCGCACCGCTTTCTGAAATCAAGAACTTCCCCTTTCCTGATCGTTACTTTCCGATACTTGATCCACAATCAATCGGTGGACTGGACCAGTCGCTGGATCTGATCAACGGCGTCTCATCGATATCTGATGTGTCGTTCAGCATCACCGATTACAATCACATCTTTTCAGATATTATCCAGGCAACAGATGCCATCAACCAGGGGATGCGCATGCAGCTCTGCCAAGTCTACCAGATTGAGGCTGGCGGAGACTGGCTGACGGATAAGGCCAAGTTCCGCACCATGAAAATGACTGATGCAATACAGCGTGCAGATGGCACGCGCTGGGATTGTGTCGCGCACGATGTGCAAAAAGATATGCAGCGTGATGTGTTTGTTCCGGAGATATCCACGCTAGCAGCTGCAGTAACCAGCGCGAGTCAGTTGAGCTTTCAGCTTGTTGACTCATCCCGGTTTCTGAGTGTGCTGCAGCCGGTGTTCGGCTTGGTCGGTTTGGCTAAGCTTGATGATGAGATTGTCATGTGGACAAGTAAAAGTACCACGCATGTGATGACGGTTGCAGCATCCGGTCGTGGCATGTTCGGAACCGTGGCCACAACGCATGATCTCGGGGCAGAGGTGTCCGAAGTGGTGCTGCT